GAGGTATCTGCCTTCTGGTGGCGGCTCGGACACTCGTACCCATCCGACAACTAGTCTTTCGTAGCCGCAGGCGGATCATCCGTAACCGGATATTGCAAAGCCGTCGAATTTCCATAGCCCAAGGCTACATTGGTTGCCCGAACGGCTTCGTCGCGGGTGGCTCCGTGACGCGGCAGTTCCTCGTGATATTTCGCGTTATACTCCTCTGGAGTTACCTTACCCTTAGACATTTACTTCTTCTTTCCTTTTTTGAAGGGCAGCTTCCCACCTTTATCAGCCTTGGAAAATTCTTTCCCGACTTTCTTCGGAATGCCGAGAGTAGATTTCCCAGCAGCGGCGGCGTGCATTGCCTTTCGTTGAGATTCTGACTTTGGAGGCATCACCGATTCCCCGAAACGACTGTATCCCCCCGAACTACAACAACATCATCATCGCCCTTTTCGGAGCGAACATAAACGTCATCTTCGCCGGGAAGATTGTTGAAGGACATTACTAGACGGTATCCGGTGAAATTGTCGGACCCACCTGACACTACGAAATGCTCCGGGTCATCCGAATCGGGGCCAGTGGTAATTCCGTAATCCCCTACGATAACCCGTAGCTTTTGATTAGTCTTGACGAACAGGGCACAAGCTGTGTTGCCATCTGATACGTCAGTATAGGCCGAATCAGTGATCGGCACCTTATTGGTGGAACCAGACATCATATTCTCCTTTTGAAGACGGTCCCAGAGTTTGGGAGTCCGGAACCGCCCCAAGCTGGCTGCTATCAGGGTGTTCCGATGACAGCGCCCTGCTTGACTCCGTTGAACAGAATGTGAGCGAGGGGGTTCCTCATTTCCACACCCCATTCAGCGAGAACCATGCGGGTTTCCGCATCGCCGACCTTCGCAATCTGATACGTCCGGAAGTTCCGGAAGTAGCCGATAGCAATGTAGTCAGCGTCCAGGAGAAGCGCGATATCCGCCGGAATCCACATGGAAGGCATCACCTTGACCCGACCAAAGTCGGTTGCAATGATGTCGACGGTTGCCACCACTTCGGTTTTTCCGACGAGAACCTGCGTAGAATTGCGGCCCTCGAAAGTGGAGACAGTCCGTTTCATCGCAGGAGTGACGATCCAAGTGTCCGGACGGGCACCGTTGCCGTAGGCACGTTCCATTGCGTCACCAAGCATTACCTCAGTGAGAGCGATCTGGGAAGCACCTGCGACAGCCGGGAATGCGCCGGTTGCAGTAGTAGGAAGACCAGTAACAACGCCGATGACGGCATCGCCAGCAACAGCTTGTTTGTCCACCGCACGGGCGATCCAGTGAGCAGTTGCTTCGGTCTTACGAGCAGTGGCGTCGGAACCGTCGTCGCGAGCCTGACGGCCCGAAGCGATAGTCTCGATGTCAGACTTGAGCACCTTGGAGGCCATCGCCATCTGGTGGCCCATTTCGGAGCCTTTACCAGCGGCGTCGGAAGCCTCCTGCGAACCAGTAACAGTCGCATCGCGGCTGGAAATTTGGCACACATTGGTGAGTCGGACGGTGGGCTGACCAACGGAACGCACCAGTTCGAAACCTTCAACCTGGGCATTGTTGGGGTCGACGGGCTTCATGTGTTCAGTCTGCCAGTCGAATGTACGATTCTTCACGTTGCGCCGACGAGCCAGCGAAACCAGAGGGGTATCAAACGGATCAATGTTATAAATCGCGTTTGAGAGGTCCTCACGGTTTGCCTTTGCATCGTACGTTGTGAAGGCACCTGAAATTTTAGGCATTTTACCTTCTCCGTAGGATTTCATCAAAGACCGGAGCGGCATCTTGCACGCTTCCCGATCTGGCGAGGTTCTTCATCGCGACTGTTAGACCTTTGCGACCAGTTCGCTTGTTTCCCGATCCGGGTGTCACAGTCTTACCGGCCACCTGTCGCTGGACAGGTTTTGGCCGCGCCGCAATAATGCGGTCATATTTAGATGCCTTCAACAGCACCTGCAGCATCCGTGAGTCGAAGACTTGATTAACTTCGTCCTCCGTGAAGCCCTCAGTCATAGCCGTCCGACGCATCGAGCGGATATCCTTGAGTTTCTTCTTGGGATCAGTGCCCCAATTTTTCTGATTAATCCGGTTGAACCGGAGAGTCTCCGCCTCGGCGTAGGAGCGCAACTGAGCCTGTTCGTGTTCGGTCAGCTTTTTGCTAGCTTCCTCGCGTTTAGTTTGGAGATCCTTCTTGAAATCTGCTACCTGCTGGTAATATTTCTGCAGGTTCCTGGCTTTGGTGGCATCCGTCTTGAACATTTCATCCCAGTTTGGTTCCGGCGGAACCAACTGTTTCATTTGTTCTTCCATGATGTCAGCCAGCTGCTTGACATATTCGTAGTTCTGAACGACTTCTTGGGACGCCCGTTGGAGTATATGTTGATTCTCCCCAAGTTCCGTAAGGCGCTTGTGGAACGTCTCGGTACGAATGTAACCTTCGAGGGCCTCTTTAGTAGTTACTTCTTTTTCCTCGCCGTCAACAGTAATAGTGTGCTTGGCGTTCAGAAGATCGTCGTCGGCTTCTTCGCCTTCATCTTCTTCCTCGCCTTCTTCATCATCTTGTCCACTGTCGAGTTCTTCGCCGTCAGTATCCCCGTCACCCTCTTCGGGGTCCGCACCGTAGAGGGCTTCTTCTGGATCTTCATCGTCGCCTCCTGCTTGGGGTGGGGACTCTTCGTCCACTTCCTTTACCCCAAGATTGGGGAACATAGCCTCTACCGGCGCTCCGCTAGGCTCACTCTTCCCGTTGGAACGGGCAGGCATCGTGGGGCGTTCAGATGATATTTCCGCGTCGAAAGCCTGTGCGGCTTCGTCGATGCCGTTAGCCATAATTTGGTCTCCGCTGTTTAACCATTTTCTGATCAGTGATAGCCGACTGTAGTTCCGATATCAACTCTTCTATCACCTTGAGCATGGCGTGAGACTCGATCGATTCGGGCGAACCTACTTTAGTCGACATCATAGTTTGTAGATGTTTCTTTCGGAGGTTTTCGATCGCCTCCTGGAATATTTCATTACCAAGAACAAACTTCGCCTCAGCGGCGCGTTCGTCTAACTCGAACTCACTCTTCTTGATGGACATGGCCTAAAATCCCATAGTGGTATATAAATTTTCTACGAATACTGTTTCCTTCGGTCCATTTTTTGGTACGATCGATCACGTGTTCTTTGTTAGCTTGTCTCCAAGCCCTTTGGTAATCTGTGTAAGTTTTAAAATCCTGTACTCTGGGCTGCTTACTGTTCATCCCTAACATTAAGCGCCTCCTGTTCTTCGAGTTCCTGGCCACGAACGTCTACATCGAACTGCGCCTCTATCTTAGCAGCGTCCAATATGCTAGTAAGAGCAAGCTGATCACGACGGAAATCGTCGTCCCAACGTAGCTGTTTATCTTGTTGATCTGCTTTGGCGATATCTCCTGATACCTTTGCACGGGTTTTTTCCATTTCAGCCTGAGCCAATATCATTTCTGGCGCTGGTTCGTCCGGAGCCGTCATGATAGCTTCCATATCTTCCGGAGAAAGCGTCTTAAAGTACCGCGAAGTATTCTTGACGTTCGCGATCGCCATCATATCCATTACAGTATTAATAAACTCTTGTGGGCCTACTACTGGATTTTTGAGACCAAACTTTTCGATAACCATCAACTGAGTTTGTTTAACCTCTTGTAATGCCATCAAGCGAGATATGTCGGAACCCCTACCGAGTGTTGGGTTCACCGAAATACGCATGTTAGCATCAAAAGTGGATGGATTAACCGCAGTCCACTTGCCCGTCAACTGAACGGTGCGTTCCGGAGACGGAGAATTGGTAATTTCGCGGAGAAGACCCTTAAAGAGGGGTTTAAGGAGCGTCTCCGCCATCAGACGGGCGATCAACTCGATACGCTCCTGAGCGCCAGAGATAATCGCGTCTACGCCTGAAAGGGCCGTGGACTGCAGCGCCTTAGGGTCTAGGCCTTTCGATGCGTCCGAGATACCCGTTTTTTGCTGCCGCAGGCGTTCCATCGCGTCAAACATAGCGAAAACAGGCTGACCCACGAACTCAGACGAGAGCGACATAACAGTGTCGTGTGGTGAACCCTTCGTC